AGACGTGTGCTCTTCCGATCTGATATAATACGGATAGGCTCACATTTGCGAGTTTTGCCAATATCAGGAGCGTACCGCATAGCATTGATGCAATTATGTTGTGCTCTAAGTTAGTGGAGCCTCTCGACAATCCGTCAAAAAAAGAGTTTACATTCGGGATGACCCGGAGGACGTTCACCGACCGACAAGTAGCCAATCTTGGGCAGACTAATCTGAATTCGGAATCTGCGGCGGCATCTTCCAGTTACGTTAAAAATGCGGCCAAAGTAGCCACTGATTACATTGTAGAAGATGAAAGCGGAACACATTTCGGTTTAGACCCAGACAAATCTTTCCAGATCGGAGAAGATGGGCTATCATTTAACGGCATCAGGAACAAATCCGTAGCCCTATCTTGGATGGACGATAGCGGAAACGGGCTCACAAGTTTTTCCGCGCAGACCGTATATCACGATTTTTCCGGCGTATCCGCCGTATTGCTTACCTTTGAGAGCAACAAAGATGCTACTTGGTTCGCAAGCGGCGGAGGCGGAGGCGCAATCAGCATGGTTGTACCGGTAAACGGCAAAACCTACAGCATGGTATATCCGTGGAATACGCCTCACCGCAGAAACGTTACTGTATATCCTAACAAAATCGTGTTTGGGGATGGATATGAAAGGCTATCTAAATATGGTGGTACGACTGTGGTAGGCATTTGGGGGTTTGACCTTCAAACCCCTCTAACAGACGGGTGGGCAATCAATTCTGTCGTCTGCATCCCCCGGGAACTTTACGAATTTATGTGAGGGAATAGCATGAAAAAAGACGGATACTTATACCAGTGCATGATTGATGTTGACGGAAGACTGTCTAATGGAGTGTGGGCAAAGAAAAAGGGAGTGCCTTTCCCTTTGCCTGATGGTGTTGTTGTTTTCGAGGAATTTCCATCCAACACAAACGGGGGAAATGACTATATTTGGGACGGAGAAACTCTTACCTTTCAGCCGCTAGTGGAGCCTCAAGAAGAAGGTGCAGCGAAGTCCGAAGAAAGCGATAGCGAAACTTAATGCGCGGGGAGGGAAATAAAATTGATTGACGATAAGGATATTGACCGCTTGGAGGAAATTTTTGTCACACGCAAGGAGTGCCAGCAGACAACCGATGGCATTGAATATAAGCTATCAAGCGACCTTGTACGGCTGGCCGTGATTGAGAATCAGCTTAAGGTCATCACTTGGTTGCTGTATGCCGTGTCTGGTGGTGTCATTACAATGCTGATTAAAACGCTTTTTGGTGGTTGATTCTTCGGAGCCGATGTGATAAAATAAAATAAATAGGGAGCGGCAATTATATAATCTGTTTTTTCGTGCAGAGTTTTTGCAGGATAATTGCCGGGGGAACGGTGCCTCCTTCGTTCCTGCCCCTATATTTTTTTTGGAGGCGAAAAGGAGAACGGACGTGGAAAATTGCGAAAAATGCAAAGCGAGAGCCGGAAAAGATCCGGAAAGAGTTCCCTACATCGTTCACGAGGCATCAATGGCAAGGATGGAGCGGCAGGCGAAGCGGCTCTGGATTACTATTCTGGTGCTGATTTTTGTTCTTATCGGCACGAATGGCGCTTGGCTGTGGTATAATTATCAATTTTAGGCTGTGGAAACTGTTACGGAAGAATATCAAGCCGACGCGTCTGATGGTGGTAATGCTATCATTAACGGTGACGGAAGTGTAAATATTGATGGCTAACGTAAAATACAAGAAAACCACAACAAAAACCAGAACCCGGAAAACCGGCGGAAACTCCGGCTACATCCAGTGCAATATGTGCAAGGGACAGGGCAGAATCAAAAAGCCGAAGAGAAAAAAGAAGTCGTAATGAATGGAGGCTCATCTTGAGAAAAAGGACGGAATCTTATAATCTATCAAGGGATGAACTACAGCACATTATCGACCAATGGATTTTTAACGAGCGTCACCGTCTGATTCTGTCTGATCGACTTTTTAACGGCACAACCTACGAACGGCTGGCAGAGAAATACGACCTATCCACCCAGCAAGTGAAAAACATCGTTTACAAGGCGATGGACAGGCTGGAAAAACACCTATAAGGAACACCGCTGGCTAGCTGAAAAGGCGGTTAGTACACCCCCTCCACACCTCTCTTTGATGTGCCCCATGGAGGGGCTTTCTTTTTTTCAAAAAGTTATAAAATTTTATTAAAAAGTTGTTGACAAATGCGGATAGATGGTGTATAATAAAGACAGTTAAGGGAGATACCCAAACAAAACTTAGGAGGCAAATAAAATGGAAATTATCAACATGAACGGTACTGAAATCAACTACGAGGCAGCTGTGATGCTGATGGATGACGAAATCCGCGAATCTCTGCATTTTGAAATCGCTCCTTGTACCGAGCAGGAGTTCTTTACCGCCTACGAAAAGGCACACGCTGAAAAGTATGGCGAAGAATGGGAACTGAGCAAAGAAAATCCTTGCTACTAAACCCAAAAACAGTACAAAATATAAACAAAAGCCACTCCTTGCACTTGATTGTGCAGGGGCGGCTTTTTTTGTTATGCTTTTTTCAGAAAGAGGGGCGATTTTGTGACCATCGAAGAATACATCAAGTCGAAAGAGAAATTTCATTTAATGCCGTTTGTTACGATTTACACGGCGATTATGGAATTGATAAACGATGGGTACATCGAACAGGACGCATTTGAGAAAGTAGGTGGTTCCGATGTGGCAGTACATAAACAAAAATCCACGGGGACGCTCAGTGGGAGATTGTACAGTACGGGCGATTTCCACAGCAACCGATAACGGCTGGATGGAAACATATCTTGACCTATGTTTGTTTGGTCTGCTTATGGCAGATATGCCCTCAGCGAACAGCGTGACCACAGCCTACCTACGAAATAAGGGCTTTCGCCGCCGCACAATTCCCGATGACTGCCCCGATTGCTACACAATAGAAAACTTTTGCCAAGACCACCCAAAAGGAACATTTGTGATCGGCACGGGCAGTCACTTGACCACGGTCATTGACGGAACTTTATGGGATAGCTGGGATAGCAGAAACGAAACACCCGTGTACTACTTTGAAAGGAATAAAGAATAATGGCTTATTATGCACCTTTTTATCAGCCTACATACTACAATCCTACCCCCGGGAGGCAGGATGTACCCCAGTACAATCAGCAGTTTCAGCCAATGGCACAGACAACACCGGCACCTCAGAACAACAATGGTCTGATTTGGGTGAACGGTGAAGTGGGCGCAAAGTCTTACCTTGTCGCTCCCGGTAATACAGTCATGCTGATGGACGCTGAAAACTCTACTTTCTACCTAAAATCCGCTGATGCAAGCGGTATGCCCATGCCGTTACGTATCTTCGACTATAAAGAACGCTCTGCTATGCCCTCTCAGCCCGCCAGTGCCCCTACAAGCGGCGAATTAGTAAACTTTGATAACTTTGTCACCCGAAAAGAATTTGACGAATTAAAGGCTTCCATAGCCTCACAGCCTACACCCAAGAAAGCCAAAAATAACTTGACGGAGGATGCAGAAAATGGCTAATCCCTTGTTTAACGCTTTAGGCGGTCAGCAGACCGTAAACAATGGCTTTTCCAATTTTATGAGCGAATTTCAGCGTTTACAGCAGACCATCAAAAATCCAAGACAGGAAGTTGAGCGGCTTTTGCAGTCTGGCGCAATGTCACAGCAGGATTTCAACAGGCTGGGGCAGATGGCTAATCAGATGATGGGCAGAAAATAAAAGCGGAGGATGTTACTCCTCCGCATATCTCCAAATATAACCCTTTGATGTTTTGAGTTTTCCAGAACAACATTGTGTTATTGCGCTTCTGCTAAAACCATTGCGGCCAGCTTCTGCTGCGGATTCCCATGTTTTTACGAAAACACCATCAAGCGTATATTGTTTTACTTTTCTTTTTACCAAATCATCTGCAAAAATTTCTTCTGGTTTAATTTCCCTCCCGCTAATTTCTGCACGATGAAATCTTTGATACGCTTTCTTTTCCGGGAAATTTAATTCTTTACACCATTTTGATATCGTTTTTGTTTCTCCGTGTATTGTCATATAAACATTGTTTGATCTGTTTGATTGCTGTTCTGCATGAGTTACCCATCTGCAATTTTGAGGACAATAATCTCCGTTATTGTCTTTTCTATCAATAGTTAAATCATCGGAATATCCGTTTAATAAAGCCCAGCAATTAAACGCAACAAAATCTTTTTCCCATTCTGCGCAAACCTTAATTCCTCTTTCACCATAATTTTTATAGTTGTGATCATTTGGATTGTTGCATCTTTTTTTCATCCCGCACCAAATGCCATAAAGTCTGGTTTGCTTCATTCCATGCGTTTGATTTTTTGTTTCATATCTTCGGCAACCACAAGAAATCGTTTGACCGCTCGTTAAATGGTTTGTTGCAACAGAAACAGAATTTCCACAATCACATAGGCACAGCCACTTTCTTCTTTTTGCGTTTGGGTTTTTATCTATTTGAATAGCAACAAGTTTCCCAAATCTTTTACCAGTTAAATCCAATTCTTTTGACAAGAAAACATCTCCCTTGCACTTATATTCGATATTTTAATTATATCACAAGTTAAATAATTTGTAAACAATAATCTGGCCAGATTTTGTTATAAAATTTTATTTTGAAAGGAGACATTCAATATGTCTATTGGAGTATCTGAAGCATCTTTGAGCGATATCGCCGCCGTTACCAACCGAAATGACGGTTACGGCAATGATATGTTTGGCGGAAATGGCGCCTGGTGGCTCATTGTGCTGTTACTGTTCGGCTGGGGTCGTAACGGCTTCGGCGGCTTCGGCGGTGGTTATGGTGCCGGTAATACTTGCGGTGCTCCCTGTGCTACTCAGGCCGATGTCCGTTCCGCTGTTGACCAGCAGACCCTGATTTCCAAAATCGACCAGCAGACCTACGGCATGGCCGACAGCTTTAATAGTCTGAACAATACCCTGAACAACAACTTCCGTGGCGTTGACAATGCTATCTGTACTCTTGGTTATCAGGGCGCACAGCATGCAAGCAACCTGTCCGCGCAGATGGCGCAGTGCTGCTGCGATACCAGAGCTGCCATCAAGGATGTTGATGTGGGCATTGAGCGCGCCGGTTGGAACCTGTCCAAGCAGATTTCTGATTGCTGCTGCAATGCAGAAAAGATGAATATGCAGTCCCGGTTCGACGCTCAGGCTTACAACTGCAACACTCTGCAGGCCATTGACAAGCTGGGTGACCGTATCATTGACTACATGAGCAATGAGAAGGTACAGGCTCTGCGAGATGAGAATCAGGCTCTGCGGCTGGCTGCCTCTCAGTCCGCACAGAACGCATTTATCACCGCTAATCAGGAAGCACAGACCGCCGAACTGATTCGCCGTCTGGGTCGTGATTGCCCCGTTCCTGCCTATGTCGTGCCCAATCCCAATTGCTGCTATCAGCCGTTCAGCTTTAACAACTGCGGCTGCAATAATGGCTGCGGCAGCTCTTTCTAATTGAATAGAAAGACTTACTTTTCCCATCGTGGAAATGGTCGGCTGAATAGCTGACACTGTTTAACGGGCGGTGGGATTGCCATATCCTGCCGCCTTTTTGCTTAAAAATAGGCAAACATCGAAAAATTCAATATGTTTTATACGAAATTTTTTTGAGTTTGCCCGTTTCTAGAGCGAAACTTATTAGAAAGGAATGATTATTTTATGGCTGCTGAATACAGCGCTATCCCCGTCCAAAGCATCGCTGTGGACGAAAATGTAATCTTTGCCAATGGTAG